CAGATATTAATGGTAGAGCAGTAAAATGTGGAACACATAATAGGTACAAAAAAAGTTGTCCTACTTGTAAAGAAATAGCAGGAGTAGCATAATGGCAGGATTAAGTGCATCAGGGTTAAAAACACAAATAAGAAGTTATACTGAAACAGATTCAAATGTTTTAACAGATTCAGTTTTAGAAAATATAATTTTAAATGCACAATATAGAATATTTAGAGATATTCCTATTGATGCAGATAGAGTGCAACAAGTGGGAAATTTTGTAGCTGGACAAGAAAGTATTAATGTTCCAGCTGGCGCTGTATTTATTAGGGGAGTTCAAGTTTATGATACTAATGGATCAGCTATTACAGGAGCTAATAGATGGCTAGAAAAAAAAGATTTTACATACTTACAAGAGTATCAAGACATTACAGGCACATCGGCAGCTCAAGGTCAACCTAAATATTATGCTATGTATGGTGGGGCTACAGGGGAAGCTGATACTAATTCTGGTAGAATTATAGTAGCTCCAGTTCCAAACACTACATATAGATTTAAAATACATTTTAATAAAGCTCCAGCTTTATTAGAAAATAACGATACTAACTATATAAGTCTTAATTTTCCAAATGGTCTTTTATATTGTTGTTTATCAGAAACATACGGTTTTTTAAAAGGTCCGATAGATATGTTGACACTATATGAAAATAAGTATAAAACTGAGGTACAGAAGTTTGCTAACGAGCAAGTCGGTAGAAGACGAAGAGACGACTACACAGACGGAACAGTTAGAATACCAATAAACTCAGCAAACCCTTAGGAGATTAAATTATGGCAATAACATCTGCAATATGCACAAGTTTTAAACAAGAGCTTTTAGTTGGAACACATAACTTCACAGCTACTACTGGAAATACTTTTAAGATAGCTTTATTTACTAGTTCTGCAACTTTAGGTGCAGGCACAACAGCTTTTTCAGATACGAACGAAATTACAAATTCATCTGGAACTGCCTACACATCAGGCGGAGCAACTCTTACAAATATAACTCCAACAACAGACAGCACAACTGCAGTCGTTGATTTTAGTGATGTAAGTTTTACTTCAGCGTCTTTTACAGCAAACGGTGCTTTAATATATAATTCATCACAATCTAATAAAGCTGTTGCAGTAATAGCATTTGGTGCAGATAAAACTGTAACAAGTGGAACTTTTACAATTCAATTTCCAGCAGCAGACGCAACAAACGCAATCATTAGATTAGCATAAGGAGATTTTCCTTATGGCATCAACCTGGGGAAACAATACTTGGAACGCTAATTCATGGCAATCTGATATTGTTACAGTATCTTTAACCTCACCAGCATCTATATCTGCTTTAGGCACACCTCAATCTTTTAATGTTGAAGGCTGGGGTAGACAAGCTTGGAATAATTCAGGTTGGGGAGTCGAGTATTCTGTTGAACCATCAGGTCAATCAATAACTTCTTCTGTTGGTAGTGTTCAAGCGGTTGAATTGCAAGTAGTAGAATTAACAGGAATTAGTATAAACGTAGATGCTACTTTTCCAACAATAGAAAACACAACTTTTGTATCTTTAACTGGGCAATCAATTACTTCCTCTTTAGGCACGGCAGATGGTTTTAATGAAGCTGGTTGGGGTAGACAAGCTTGGAATAATTCAGGTTGGGGAGTTGCGTTTACAGTTCAAGTTGGAGGAGTTTCAACAACAGTATCTGTTGGTTCTGTACAAGCTAGAAACGTTGAAACGGTAGAGTTAACAGGCCAAGCTATTTCATCTTCTGTGGGAGAAATTTCTCCTGCTGATGTTGTAGGTGTTTCAACAGTAGGTGTTATAACATCAACTTTAGGCGCTTTAACAAATGTTGGAACTTTAGTTGGTTGGGGTAGAAATGGTTGGAATGAAGAAAGTTATGGCACATCTATAAATAGCTTAGTGGTTCTATCTGGAGTTTCCGCTACTTTAAATGTTGGTTCTTTAACGCCAGCAGATGTAGTAGGTTTAACAGGTGTTTCCGCTACGGCTAGTCCTGGATCTTTAACACCAGCGGATGTAATGGGTTTAACAGGTGTATCTTCAACTGCTAGTGTAGGATCATTATCTCCTGCAGATGTAATGGGTTTAACAGGTGTATCTTCAACATTAGGTGTTGGATCTATATCTTTAGCTAATCAACTAATAGGCTTAACAGGTCAATCAATAAGTTCTGGTGTTGGAAGCACAACGATAAATTCTAATCCTATAGTGATTCCTACTGGACAAACAACTACAACATCAGTTGGTTCTTTAACACCTGCAGATGTGATGGGCTTAACAGGTCAATCAATAACTTCTTCTATTGGAAATTTAGTTCCAGCAGATGTCGTTGGTATAAGTGGCCAATCCATAACAATAACTTTAGGTCAAATAACTACAATTCCTATTTATGGCGATGTTGACACTGGTTCTAATTCAAGCTATACTACGACCTCAACTGGTTCCAACAGCACGATTTCGGATGTTGCAACTGGATCAAATACAAGTTATAGTGACGCTGCATAGGAGATAAAATTTTATGGCATCAACATTTACAGGACTAGGTGTAGAACTTCAAGCAACTGGTGAAAACGCTGGTACATGGGGGACGAAGACTAATACAAACTTACAAATTATAGAACAAATAGCTGGTGGATTTATTCAAAAATCAATAGCTGGTGGTGCTCAAACAACAACTTTATCTGTTTCAGATGGAGCTACTGGTGCAGAACTTGCACACAGAATGATCGAGTTCACAGGGAGTATTTCAGGAGATCAAATTGTAACAATACCTCTAGACGTTCAAACTTTTTATTTTATAAAAAATTCAACATCAGGTTCACAAACTGTACAGTTTAAATATGTTTCTGGATCAGGAGATAGTTTTACTTTTGCAGCTACGGACAAAGGGACAAAAATTTTATTTGCTTCTGCAAATGATGGAACTAATCCAGATATAATAGATATTGGAATGGGTGATGTAACAACTACGGGCACTCAAACTTTAACAAACAAAACTTTAACTTCACCTAAAATTGGAACTTCAATTTTAGACACTAATGGAAATGAATTAGCTTTACTTACAGCTACAGGTTCTGCAGTAAATGAATTTACAATCGCTAACGCAGCGACAGGTGCTGGACCTACTCTTTCATCTACTGGTGGTGACACAAACATAGATATTAATATTACTCCAAAAGGAACTGGAGACGTTGTTCTTGCTGGAGATACAGTGAAAGTTGGAGACTCTGGAGCAGCAGCTACATTGACATCAAATGGTGCAGGTGCACTTACAGTTACAACTGGAGGCGCAGCTGATTTAGTTTTAAGCACAAATAGCGGAACAGATTCTTCTACAATAACAATTACAGATGCAGCTAACGGAAATATAGCTTTAACAAACAATGGAACTGGAGAGATAGTAATAGGTAGCGGAACAGCCTCTGGAAAAATTACAACTTCTGGAACACAAGACTTAGTTTTAGATACAAACTCTGGAACTAACTCAGGTACTATTACAATAACTGATGGAGCAGATGGAAACATTAATATTGCTCCGAATGGAACTGGTGTTGTTCAAGCTGGTGGAACAGCTGTAAAAGTTGCTGGAAAAGAAACTATTTGGGTTCCTGCAATTTCAATGTATCCAAATACTACAAATGGAGCAGAAGCTGCTCAAGTAGAATTATCTAATGGTCCTGAAATAAAAGTTTTAGATTTTGATAAAGATTCTGATGAGTTTGCACAGTTTGCTATCGCATTTCCTAAATCTTGGAATGAAGGCACAGTAACTTTTCAAGCATTCTTTACAGCCACTTCAACAGATACAGGAACTACAGCATGGGGATTATCTGGAGTAGCGTTAGCCGATAACGGAGATTTAAATACAGCATTTGGAACACAAGTCGTTGCAACAGCAAAAGCACATAGCGGAACATCTAATGATTTAGATGTTGCAGCAGAAAGTGGAGCAGTAACTATAGCAGGCTCACCTAGCACAGATGAGTATGTGTTTTTTCAAGTATCAAGAGATGTATCCGCAGATGATTTAGCTGCAGATGCAAGATTATTAGGGATTAAGTTATTCTTTACTACTGACGCTGCTAACGACGCATAATAGATAGGAGTTAAAAGTGACAGCATTTGGAACTAACATATTAGGTTTTGGAACTGGTGGTGGAGTAATCATCAGAGATCCCTTTACAGCCTCTCACGTACTATTAGTAGGCGGAGCAGGAGGCGGAGGCGGTGACCGTGGAGGCGGTGGAGGTGCAGGAGGTTATAGACTTCTTACATGTCAACCTTTTCCAGGAGCACCAGTTGTTGTAACCATTGGAGCAGGACTAGCAGGTTCTTTTAGTGGAGCAACTAACCAACCAGCAGGAAACACTTCAGTAGAATTAGAAGCAGGAACTATAACTGCACATGGTGGCGGTGGAGGAGCCTCAGGTTTCTCTAATCCACCTTTCGGTCCGGGTTTCGGAGCACCAGGCGGATCAGGTGGTGGAGCAGGTTCTCCACCTTCAGGATCAACAGCAAATGGTGGAAGTGGTAATCAACCCCCTGTAAGTCCACCTCAAGGAAATGCAGGTGGTAACACTAGTACAATAGGAACATTTCAAGACTCAGCTGGTGGTGGTGGAGCTGGCGGTGGTGGATCTTGTGGCCCAGCGGGTAACGGTGGTGGTGGATCTACAAGTCACGTGCCTCATTTTGGATCTGCACCACAACCTTTTTACGCAACACCACCAGGAGCATATGCTGGTGGCGGTGGTGGAGGTCAAGATAATAGAGAAGGCCCTCCTCCAGGTTCAGGTGGTTCAGGCGGAGGTGGAGCTGGTGGATCAGGAACAGGGACTGCAGGACAGGCTGGTAGCACCAATTCTGGTGGCGGAGGCGGAGGAGCTTCACGTTGCACTGGTAGCGGTGGAGCTGGTGGATCAGGAACTGTTTTAATTAAAGTTCCATCACCACAAGGACCAACAGTTTCAGTAAGTCCTCCAGGATCAGGATCAGTTACAAATTTTCCAGGATATACAGTTGTGGCTTTCACTGCTAGTGGAGAGTTAAAAAGAGTTTAATTATGGCACACTTTGCTAGATTAGATGAAAATAATAAAGTCCTTTACGTAGTGGTTGTGGCTAATGATGTGTCTACTTCAAACGGACCATTAGGTGAAAATGATATGCACCCTGATGGAGAAGCATGGTGCACTAAATTTTTTAAAAAATCTAATTGGAAACAAACTTCATACAATAATAATTTTAGAAAACAATATGCAGGTCCTGGTATGACCTATGATGAAAATGCTGATTTATTTATAGCGGTTAAACCTTTTGAATCTTGGATATTAGATAATAATTTTGATTGGCAACCACCAGTCGCTAAACCAGACATCTTAGAACATAATGGTACACCCATGTATCCAGAATGGGACGAAGAAAATTTAAGATGGAAAGGTAATAATGGTGAAGAGGTTGATGGTGTTGTAACTTGGTATGAGTATCTCTGGAATACAGATACTTTTTCGTGGGAAAACAAAACTGTAAAACCTATTTTTAATCCCTAATAATACTTGATTTAAAATACAAACTCTGTATAACTAGTTTAAAAGATATACAGATGTTACTAAATTATTATTATTGGTATTTTACTAGTGCTTTGTCACCTAAAGTGTGTCAAAGAATAATTTCCTTATCTAAACGACATAAAAAATTAAAAGCCATAACTGGCCATTCTACAAAAAAAGTTACTTATCAAAAACTTACCAAACAACAAAAATTAAATTTAAGTAAAACAAGAAACTCTAATATTGTATGGCTAAATGAACCTTGGTTGTTTGAATTATTACAGTCATATGTAAGAACCGCTAATCAAAATTCTGGTTGGAATTTTCAATGGGAAAGAACAGAGTCCATACAATTTACTCAATATAAAAAAAATCAATTTTATGACTGGCATCAAGATACTTTTCCGCACCCTCATACTGAAGGTCCTTTAAAAGGATTAATTAGAAAACTATCTGTAATTGTTTCTTTAACAGATGAGAATAAATATGTTGGAGGTGATCTTGAATTTAATCTTAGAAATTTAACTAATAAATCAGATAATATAATAACTTGTAAGGAGATAAAACCACAAGGGTCTATAGTGGTTTTTCCTTCACATGTTTGGCACAGAGTAAAACCAGTAACGAAAGGCACTAGACAATCTTTAGTGATGTGGAATGATGGCAAACCGTTCGTCTAAAATACCTTATTTAATTCAACAAGATAA